ATGGCACAACTTCATTAACCACAACTGATAAAGCAGGTCGTGCATGGGGTAAGTTGCAATATATCCCTTCTGGTGCTGCTGGTGGATTGCCTGATGTCAGTGGCATTACTGGGGCGGTTGATATGGACGCAATTTTTGAAATAATTGCTGCATTAAATCCCGTTTATCGTGCAGGTGCAATTTTTGCAATGAATCGTCAAGTTGAAAAGTTTTTCCGCACTCGTAAAGATGCGGACGGACGTTACCTTGTTGACTTAAATGTCACTCAAGGCGCAACAGGTTTTAATCTTGGTGGTTATAATATTGTTACTATGGAAGATATGCCTGATTTGGCTGGAAATAGTTTTTCACTTGCGTTTGGTAATTTCCGCACTGCTTATCAAATTGTTGATGGTCGTGGCTTCCGTGTATTGCGTGACCCATTTACTGATAAGCCATTTGTTAAGTTTTACACAACCAAATACACTGGCGGAGATGTCGTTAATTTTGACGCATTAAAGCTAATGAAATTCGCAACAACTTAAGGAGTAAATAGATATGACAAGCAGAGATTTAGTATCTAACATTAAACCAGTGGTTCACGTTGTGAACGCTGCAATTACGGCAACTAATACTCCAACAAATGGCGTTGATACGGCAGGATTTGAAAGTTTGGTTGCGCTTATTAACGTTGGCGTGGTTACTAATATTGCCAATTCTCCACAGCCTTCGTGGACATTTAAGTTTCAAGAAAGTAACACTGTAAATAGTGGTTTTGTTGATGTGACTGATGCGGATAGAGTGCTTATTGGCTCTTCTTTATCGCCAGTAACTACTCCTAATTCATCAACTGGCGTGTTTTTAACTATTGACAATGCTGCCGAAGATGCTGCGGTATATGCGGTTGGATTAATTACTTCTAAACGTTATGTTCGGGTTGTGGCAACTGCTGCAAATACTCCAGGTAGCACGCCTTATGCAGTGACTATGTTACTAGGTCACCCAAATATTAAACCAACTACACACTAATATTATAGGGAGGGTTTGCGCCCTCCCTTTTTTTGAGGTTATATGAAAATACAAGTTATTAAGCCGTTTAAGTGGTGCGTTAAAGGAAATATTCACCCTTCTGATTTTATTGAAGGCGTTTATGATGTTGATAGCGATGTTGCAGAAGGTGCTATCGGTGCAGGGTGGGCAGTATTTGCAAAAGATGCACCAACTGCAAATGAGGTTGAATTGCCACAAGAAATTATTTCAGAAAGTGAGGGTTGGCAAGCAACATTAACTGAAAATGGGGCGGGTGTTTTAATTGGCTCTGGTGCTGAAATAGGAACTTTTGAAGCTGGTAAGGAGGAAGGAATTAATGAAAACCCTTTTACCGAAGAGGCTGGGGGCGAGTTATCTGCATCGCAACAGGAAATAGCCTCACAAGAGAAGATTGCAGAAAAGCCGAAGAAAAAATATCCGAGGGTTGGCGAATAATATTAATAAATGACGCTTGGAAGTTGTGCGAGCAAGCGCACGCATTATATGCTTGTGATGGCGATTGGTGGGTTCATAATCAGGGCTTGCCTGATTTGCAAATTGAGAAATGGACGCAAGACGAAAGCGCAGCAAAACAATATGGCTTAAATATTATCGCTGGTGAGGCTGGCAATACATTTTCTCGCAAAAATCATATCCATTTTGGTGGCAATAGTGGTTTTCAAGCGGTTAATTTGGCTATATTGTTTGGTGCTAAAGAAATTGCATTGCTTGGCTATGACATGCAAATCACAGATAATAAGCGTCATTTTTTTGGTGACCATGTGGGAAAAATGAACAAGCCAAGCCCTTATGAAAAATGGGTAAAATCATTTGAAAATGCTGCAAAATATTTAGATGATGTTAAAATTGTAAATTGCACCCGCAAAACTGCTTTAACTTGCTTTGAAATGAAAGATATAGAGGATTTATGAAATACCCTAATAGCGTGCGTGGCAGGATTAAAAACTATTTGACGCAACATAAGGAATTATTGCAATCGCCAATTTTAGAAATTGGAAGCAAACGATTTGATGCCCCCGCATGGTGGAATTGCAACAAAGATTTGCAATCTGGCGGTGATTGGCTATGTGTGGATATGCAGGAAGGTCAAGGCGTAGATGAAATAGCAGATATTCATAATTTAGCTTATAATGATTGTAGCTTTCAATCAATCTTATGCAGTGAAGTCTTAGAGCATGTGCAATATCCAGCGGTTGGCTTATCTGAATGTCATAGAGTGCTTAAAGATGATGGGTGGATTGTGCTTACCACATTATTTAGTTTTCCTGTGCATGGTTATCCTAACGATTATTGGAGATTTACTCCCGAAGGAATGAGATGTTTGCTAGTTGATGCAGGGTTTAGAAATATTGCGGTGACAACGGCTGGCGAATATGATATTATATTAAATAATATTGGTGAACATCAAGAAAAAAGAAAAATTCCAATTCATATATTTGCGGTGGCTCAAAAATGACTTATGATATTACTTTGATAACATGCACTGGCAACCGCCCCAAAGCGTTTAAGTTATGTGAGCATTATGTCGGCAGGCAAAAAACTGGCTTAAATATCCAATGGATTGTTGTTAATGATGGCAATGCTGATATTGAAAGCGATTTAATTACTGATTTAATCATATCTAAGAAAAAACGTAAGCAAGGAGTTAATAGCCTTGGAAGTAATATGTTGCTTTCTCTGGATAAAATTCAATCTGATAATGTATTGTTTTTTGAAGATGATGACTGGTATTCACCGCAATATGTGCAATATTATTATAATAAATTGCAAAAGCATGATTTATTTGGGCAAGGTTGCGCTAAATATTATAATTTGAAATACAAAAACTATCATGTGCATAAAAATATGCAACATGCTAGCCTTTGCCAAACTGGAATAAAAACAGAATTATTGTTACGGAATAAAAATATATTTAATAGCAATGACCCATTTTATGATATAGAATTATGGCGATTAGATGTTGATAAATATATTGAGTTTAAAAGCGATTTGTGCATTGGAATAAAGGGGCTGCATGATGGGCTTGGAATAGGACATAAGAATAATTCAACTTGGCAAAATGACCATAATAACGTAAAATTAAAAGAGTTTATAGGCAATGATTACGGACTTTATGCGCAAAAATAATAAGCCAACGTTTGTAAAAGTAATTGATAGTGCGATTGAGCCTGTTTCTCTTGCTGATATGAAATTGCATTTGCGAGTTGATGGCAATAGCGAAGATACAGTTATTGCCTCATATCAAAAAGCCGCAAGGAATTATTGCGAGGAATACACAGGCAGGGCTTTTATAAATCAAACATGGCGCATGAAAACAGATGATTTTCCGCTAAGTTTTTATGGTGACATTGAGCTAAACTGTGCGCCTTTATCAAGTATAACAAGCATAACTTATATTGATGTTAACGGCGTAAGTCAAACTTTATCCACAGATATTTATGAGGTTGATACTGATAGTATTGTTGGCAAGATTAGGCTAAAATATAACCAGTCATATCCTAGTGTGCGTGACCACCCACAATCAGTAACGATTAATTATGTGGTTGGTTATGGTGATAGCACCGATGATGTTCCTGAGCATTTTATCCATGCAATTAAGTTGCTAACCAGTCATTTTTACGAAAGCAGAGAGCCTGTTTCATTTAATAATAATATGTATGAGTTGCCTTTTTCGGTGAAGGCTTTACTTGATATTAATAGAGTTTATAATTTATGACCGCTGGCGCATTGCGAGAACGCATAATTATTCAATCTGAAAACCTAACGCCTGACGGTTTGGGTGGGTTTTCAACTGCGTGGGTTAATGATGTTACTGTATGGGCGCAAGTGAAACCTAAAACAGGACGTGAAGCGTTGGAAGCTATGCAGGTGCGCAATATGCAAATGTATGATGTAGTTATTCGTTATCGCACTGGAATAACGCCTAAACAACGTATTTCGTGGGGTTCTAGGATTTTCAATATTCGGGCAGTTATGAATAAAGATGAGCGTGAAAAATATTTAACACTTATGTGCGAGGAAGGAGTAGGTACTTAATGGTAACTCGCAAGCAAACTCGTGGTTATTCTGGTGTTAGTGCGTTGCGTAAAAAGCTACGTGAAACCCCTGCATTGGTTGAGCAATATGTGCGCCCTGCAATGGAAAATGCAGCGCAAGCAGTTAAAATTGACATGATTTCGTTAATTCCTGAATTAACAGGAAATTTGCAGAATAGAGTTTCTTATAAATTGAGCCCTGACGGTATGGCAGCGTTGATAGGTCCTGAAGCTGATAGATTTGATGTTGTAGCAAGATATAGAAAAAAATACGGCGTGCTTGGTGTGTCTAGCGAAGGTAAGGTTGCTACAGTTGCCACACAAGCTAAAGTGGCAGATATTGCAAGCGTGTTTTATTTTAGATTTTTAGATAGTGGCACTAAGGGCGCACCTGATAGAAATATTCCACCGCAACCAGCATTAAACATTAGGCAACGTGCGCTTGATGCAAATAGCAGTTATGCAAAAAATCAAGTTGCTATTGCAGTGAAAAAAGCATTAAATGCAGCTGCAAATATTCAAGGGAGTTCTGATAATGGCTGATGCGGGAGTGGCTATTCAAAAAGCGATATATACCGCATTAAATGGCAATATTGGTTCTGGCGTTGGAGTTTATAATTTTACGCCACAAAATACGCCATATCCTTATGTTGTTATTAGCGGTTCTGAAATTATAAGCGATGATTATTTTACAGAGAGAAAAACTGAATGTTTTTTTTATATTTCAGTATGGTCACAGGAAAAAGGCAATAAGCAAGTAATGGATATTATTTCTGCAATAGATACTGCTTTGCATAGAAAAAAACTATCACTTGAGTTTGGCGCAATGATTGATTGCATAGTGAAGCGCAAAAGTAATAATTTAGATGCTGACGGCGTAACTTATATGGGTAATCTTACTATTCATATAATGGTTGAATATTAAAAAAAATAATGTTATTGTAAATGAAAATATAGAGGGAAAACATGGCTACTACTCAAACTTCCACCCAAGTAAAAATATTCATAGGTCCTGTTGCTGCTGATACGGTTGATACGTTGGCAGAATTTGAGGCTTTAACTCCTTATGTTCAGATTGGAAAAATCTTAAACATTGGTGACATTGGTGATAGCGCATCTGAGGTAACGGCGGATTATCTTAATACTGGTAGAACAGAAGTTTATAAAGGGATTAGACGTGCGCCAAATCTTGAGTTATCACTTGGTTATGATGAAGATGATGCAGGGCAAACGGCTTTAATTACAGCTGAAGCAAGCCCTTCAAATTATGCTTTTTATGTTGAGTTAAATAACGACCCCGCTGGTTCACCATCAAATCCAACTCGTCATTACTTCCGTGGTCAAGTTATGAGTAATATGAAAGGTGGATTTACTCCAAATAGCATTTTAACCCATGGTTTTTCTATTGCTAAAAACTCTGCAACGTTCACTAAAAAGGCAGCGTAATGACAAAACTATCTGATAGCACAATTAAAATTAAGCTAGGTGATAAAGAATTTGACATGCACGTTACGTTAGAAGCCGTGCTTGCGGTGACTGGGGCTGGTTATGTTGAAGAAAAAGAAATTGGCAAGCCTTACATAATGAATGGACATACTGTTTATTTGCGTAAATTAATTTTAAGTGATTTTGCAACAATTTTAGAATTACTGCATTTTGGATTATCTGAGCAATTCACAGACAAAGAATTATTTGCTATGTGCCAATCTAGCGAAGGTGGAATAACTGGCGTTGCTAATCAGCTTGCTGCATATTTAGAGTTAATTTCTTTTGGTGGCAAAAAACCGCAATCAGATGATAATAAAAAAAAGACAATAGTGAAAGCATAACATTAGAACAATGGGCGCATGAACTTTTCAAATATGCTACTGGTTGGCTAGGTTGGAATAGATTTGAGGCTTTTAATGCGCCAATAGCGCATATATTGGTTGCTATGGAAGGTAAAAAAGATTGTTATTGTGCCACTATATCAGGTTTTGAAATTAAAGACACTGAGGCGGATAATGATTTTAAAAATGCGCAAAAAGTATCACTTTTCTTAAAAAAGAGTGATGCAGCATTAAAGGCACAACAGGGAGCGGGAAATGGCAACTGATTTAGAAACTCTAACAGTCAGAATGGAAGTTGACAATAGCGGTTTATTTATTGGTTTAAGCCAAGTTGAAAAATCATTTAATAAGCACGCTAAAAAAATTGACACTACCATGTCAACTATTGATAAGCGGTTAGAAAAAACCAATCAATCATTTGTTAATTTTTCTCGTAATGTTACCAGCACGCTTGCTGCGGGGCTTGGCGCAAGGGAAATAATCAAGGCTTCTGATAGTTTTACGAATTATGAAAATAAACTTAAATCTGCAACTAAAAGCACTGGTGAATATAATAAATTAAATAGTGAATTATTTAGAATTGCGCAAGATGTGCGTCAACCATTAAAAGATATGGGTGATTTATATTTTGCATTAAATGGTGCGTTGCCTGAGGTTGCAAAAAAAACTTTTTCTGTTTTAGATATAACTGAAAGACTAGGTAAAGCATTTGTTGTCACGGGAGTTGAAGCGCAACAATCACAAGCGTTTATTTTACAATTTGCTCAAGCAAGCGCAGCTGATTTTAAGTCAGTTGGTCAAGAAATTAATTCACTTATTGAAAGTGCGCCAATTCTTACAAAGGCTATTGCAGAAGAATTAGGATTAAAATCTGCAAGCGCATTGAAAAAGTTTGCTGAAAATGGCAATCTAAACTTAAATAATTTTTATGAAGCAACCATTAGAGCTACTGATAAAATAAACAGTGGTTTTGATGGTATGGCTATAACAGTTGAGCAATCGCTTACACGCCTTGATAATGCCTTTTTGAAGTTCATAGGTGGGCAGGATTTAATTAAATCAGGCACAAATTCGCTGGCAGGTAGTATTAATTTGCTTGCTAATAATTTTGAGTTATTGGGTGGTGCTGCCACAGTGATTGCTGGCGTGATGGGTGGAAGGTTGGTATCAAGTGTTGTTGCGTCAACAGTTGCTTTTACCGCAAATCAAATCGCTTTATATAAAACCGCTGCTTCCGCTAGATTGGTTGCACCTGCTTATTTGGGAATTGCATCAAGCGCAACAGCTGCTGCAAGCGCAACAACTTTACTTTCTCGCTCAATGGCGTTTTTCGGTGGACCTATAGGACTTGCTATTACAGGGCTTGCAGTTGGATATGTTGCCCTTGGAGATGCTACTAATTCGGCTGCAAAAATACAAGAAGGACATAGTAGCAAAATCCAAAGAGCAAGAGAACTTTTTGAAGAATTAAAAGTTGCAACTGATGGGCAAAGAGAAGCACTTATTGCATTGCAAAGAGAGCAAATAAAATCAGCACAATTAGATTTACAGGGCGCAATTGCTGCATCTGCAAAAGCAAAAGCTATTAGTGAAACTAATTTTGGTAATTTACCAGCTTCTAAAAAATTAACAGAAAGTGCGTTGCAGGCAGAAATAGTTGCAAGAAAACAACTTGACGAATTAATAACCGTGACATATAGCGGGCAGACTGCACTTGAAAATGCACAGGCTAAAGCTGCTGAAAGTTCTGCAAAGGCTACTAGCAACAAACTTGATGTTGAAAAAAAACTAAGTGGCGCAACCAGCAAATCTAATAAGGCGATTGAAGAAAGGCTAAGATTAGAGCAAGAATTAAATAAAACTACACTTGAAAATGAGCGTGCTGCTGAACAAGCGGATATGCTTGCTTATGCAAATACTAAAGGTTCAGAGGCTTACGAAAAATTATCACGTGAATTAGAAATCAAAAACAAGTTACAGCAACAGGGTTTTGTTTCTGGCACTAAATTATATGACATAAATAAGAAATTGCTTGAAAGCGAATTAAGAGCCAATGAGGTAATTGATGCAACAAATAAAGCTCGTGAAGAGCAAATTAAGGCTGCTGAGGAATACGCTGAAGCAATGCGCCGACCGATTGAAAATGCGCTTGAAGGAATACAAGATAGTATTAGCGATGTTTTCACCAAAGGATTAACAGGAGAATTAAATAGCGTTAAAGACTTTGCTGATAGTGTTAAAGGTGTTTTTGCACGTATGGCTGCCGAAGTTGCAACACTTGAATTATTCGGTGCTGATGGGCTTAATATTGCTGGTAGCGTGCGAGGTGGTGCGTTGGGCGGTTCTGGTAGCGCAAGTGGTGGCGGTGGATTTGGCAGTGTAACTGGAAGCATATTAAAGCAAGGAACATCATTACTTGGAAGCACTGCCATAGGCTCAAGTATTAATGCATTTGGTGCTGCTGCATTGCCTTCAATATTTGGAACTGGTGCGCCTATCGCTGGAGTTGTAGGTCCACAAGCTGCTGGATTGCTTGGAGGGGCGGGAATTGGTTTATCATCTATTGCATTACCAGTTGCAGGGCTTGCGATTGGTGCATTAGCAAGTAGCCTACTTAAGAAAAAACCCAAATCAGTTGCTTCAAACTTTGGCGGCACTATTAATGCACAAGGTGGCTTGAATAATGAAGTTATCCGCACAAATGGCAAGGGCGACCCTGAAACTGCAAAAGCATTATCGCAAGGGGTGCAGGAAGTTGCAAAAGCGTTAATCAATTCGGGGATTGATGTATCGGGGCAAATTATCCAAGGTGGGATTGATGCTAATAAAGGATTTTTAGGGGTTGGCAATACTGATTATCTAACATTGCGCAATGGTGGTGGTAATGCGATTAATTTCAATCCTAATGGTGGTGAAGCTGCCGTTTCGCAAGCAATGGCAGAATTGGCTTTGCAACTGGCAAAAACCAGTGAGCAAGGCAAGCAATTTGCTGATAACCTGAATAAAATTGAAACGACAGGCAAAAAAGCAGAAGATGTTTTGAATGATATTAATTTCATTCTTAAGTTTGATGATTTAACAAAAACCCCGCAAAAGTTCACTGAATTAGAAGTTGCAGTTAAGGAAATGACGGCGCAATTTGATAAAGCTGCAAAAACCGCTGATAGGCTGGGTTTGTCTGTTGATAAGGTGCGAGAAGCTGAACAAAAACGCATGAATGAATTGCTTGGTGGAATTACCAGCGATATTGCTAGCCAAATATTGCAAATCACATCACCTATTGAAGCGCAACTTCAACAAGAACGCAATAGATATGCAGCGCAATTACGTGACTTAAATACAGTTGGAGCGAAACAATCAGATATTCAACTTGCTGAATTATTGCATAAGTTAAATATTGAGAAAATCAATGGAGATATTGCAGACATTGAAAAAGAAAGGTTGCAAACCGCACAGGATTTGCAAAAGCGATATGAGGGTATCCAAGGCACTTTCAAAAATATTCTGTTTGATTTAACCAATGGTCAATATTCACCATTAAAACCAACTGATAACTTGGCAAGTATCCGCTCGCAAGTAATGGATTTAGGCAATAAATCAAAACTTGGTGACATTAATGCGCAAGAAAGTTTAGCAGAATTGTTGCCTAAGTTTGTTGAATTATCTGGTTCAGTAAATGGCTTTAATGCTAGCTTTGAAGCTGATAGAAAAATTGCTGAAGATTTAAGCCGTGATACGATAAGCGTTGCAGAGCGTCAAGCGTCATTACAAAGTATGCAATTAGCAGCAACGCAGCAAGTGGCTTCTATTGCAGCAAGTGGATTTAGTGGCTTAACAGATGCAATCGCAAGGCTTGGTGGAGGCGTAACCGCTGGTTCTGTTATTAGCGGTGCGGTGGGTGGCAGTAGGTTTGGAAGTAATCCATTATTAAATCAAGCATTGGCTAATGCAACTGGTTTCACTGGAATATTTAATTCCAACCCTAACGTAGACCAATTTGCTAGTTTTCGTGCTGCAAATTCGCAATTTGAAAACATTATACAATCGGTTATTCGCTCTCAAGGTTTTGCAAGTGGTGGCTTGGTTGGTGGCATTGATGGTATTGATGCAAACTTGGCACGATTAACCAAAGGCGAATTTGTTATGAATAATGCAGCGGTGCGTTCGGTTGGGGTTAGCACGATGCAAGCTATTAATAATGGTGGAGGCGATTTAATTGGTGAAATTAAGGGATTGCGTTCGGACATGAAACAACTTACTAATGCGGTTGTTATGACTGGTAAATTAAATAATGATGAGTTACAATCAATTAGCGCAACAAATGCTAGGATTGCTAATTTAGAGCGTGCGGTGGCAATGAGGGGTTAGTATGGATTTTATTAAAATATACACAATAATAATTATGACATTGAGTTTTGTAGTTTGTTTTCATGGCGAAAAAACAATAACTAGAAGTATTGGTTTGTTATTTTTTACAAATTTATTTTTCTTACCTTTATGGGGTAGAATTTTTGGTTGGTGGTAAATGGCACGTATTTATTTATTTGAATGTGCGGTTTATACTGATAATTCACCAGCGTTGCAAACAATATATGTAAGCACTGGTGACGGATATAATCACCCAAGCGCACCAGCTTTTTATGAAGGGCGGATTGCTAGCGATGCAGGAGTGCAGGTATTTAGAGCAATATTTAATCGTGGTGAGTTTGGTGCTGGTGAAATAAAATATGGAGTGATTGAAGTTGTTAATAATGATGGTGCATTAGATACTTGGCTTGATTATGGTTATGGGCGTAATGCAGAATTATATTTAATTGAGGAAGGGGCTGATTATAGCACAAAACAAACAGTTTTAAGCGCAACTATTGATAATTTAATAGGCTCAAGTGATTTATTATCGTTGCAGTGGAGCGCAAAACATCAGCCGTTATTAGATAATCCATGCAGTCCGTCATTATTTGCTGGCACTGGAGGGCTTGAGGGTGGTGCTGATTTGAAAGGGCAGCGCAAGCCTAGAACTAAAGGCAAAGTTAAAAACATCACTCCTATTTTAATTGATAATGTAAATCGTGTTCTTGCTTGGAATTATGACGCTGATGGCGTTAGAGATGCAACGCATAGCATAGATGGCGTTTATTTTAATGGCAGTCCGTGGAATTTTCACGCTGATTATGCAACCGCTGCTGCATTAATTGCTGGCACTCATGGAGGCAATGGACATTATAGCACTTGCAAAGCTGAAAGTCTTATATTGATGGGTGGTTCTGTTGCATTAAACGGAGCGATAACAATAGATGTAACTATTGAGGCAACTGCAAGCGATAGATATGCTGGTAAAATGCTTGATTATTTTCTTAAAGATGCTGGAGTTCCAAGCGGTGATATATCAAGCGCAGATGTTACTGCATTGAATACTGATGCACCTTATGAACTAGGTATTTATATTCAAAATGAAAGTTATTTGGAAGTTTGCAATAAAATATGCGAAAGTGTTGCAGCGTGGTTTTTGCCTGATAGGTTCGGCGTTTATCGTATGGCACAAATACAAAGCCCTGCAACCGAAGATATGACATTTAAGCGTTTTGATTTAGGAGTTGTGGCTGATGACACAACATTTGAATTAATGAATATCACGCCTATTTTATCAAATGATTACATACCATATAAAGAAATTAGAGTGCAATATCAAAAAAACTGGACCGTTATAGATAAAGCTAATATTGCAAGTGCTGTGACGGCTAATAGAATAGATTTTTTAAGTACTGAATGGCGAACTACCGAAGCAAAAACAGATGCTGGCAACGAGGCTAAATATCTCAATGCACAAGTTTTTACTTTTGAAACTTTGCTTTATAATTTAAGTGATGCAAATGCAATGAGAGATGTGTTTGCTGATATTTATTCAGTTTTAAGGCGTGAATATGATGTGCAAGTTAGATATGATAGTGAAGCGATTGAGTTAATAGATATTGGCAAAATCGCAAAAATAGTATATCCTAAGCTAGGATTAGGCGATGGTAAAAACTTCAATATTCATGGTATTGAATTAAATCTAAAAACTAACATTGCTAATTTGAAAGTTTGGGGTTGATATGGCTAATAGTAAATGGATAATTGGCTTCCCACGTTATACTGAAAGTATCACTTATAGCGGTGGTTCATGGGAGAGTAATTATCCGCTTAATAATATAAAAGTTTTACCATTTGCAAAAGTGGCACGTTCCACTAATGACGCAAATGCTTCAACTATTTTATATGGAGTTTTACCATCTAGCAAACCGCTTGAATTATTTATGATATGCAATGACAACATAAGCATTAATGCAAACATAAAAATAACGCTTTACGATGGCGATATAACATCATCACCTGCACCAGCTGAAATAACTAACACAGGTTGGTTAAAACGATATGATAGTGTTTATGATTGGCAAAGCCCTTTTGCATCATGGGATAGTGGTAATTTTCACGATAGGACTTTTTCTGCTGATGATTTGGCAGGTTCACCAAGAAATAAGGTTATTTATATTCAAGGTGGCAATTATGCACGTTCATTTAAGTTAGAAATTGATGACGAAGATAATGCAGATGGCTTTGTGCAAATTGGATTGTTAGAGGTTGCAAGTGCGGTTGCACTAGATAATGCACCGCAACTTGGCGCAAATTATGGATTTAATGCACGCACAACCATGACACAATCAGAAGGTGGTGCGAAATATTTTGAGCGTAGGAATAAGTTTAGGGTTTTTTCGGGAGTTTTGCCATATTATGATAGGTCAACCGCATTAAATGTGTTTTATGAATTATTCAGACGCAATGATATTGATACGCCATTTATATGGTATCCTGATATTGACGATGTATTAAATCAAAATCGCAATGCTTTTTTAGCAAGAAATGCGGGGCTTGATTTATTTTCTAGGGTTTTAACCCCTTATGATGCTATACCAATAAATATTGAGGAGGTTCTCTAATGCCATTAACCACACCAGAGAGCGGAGCAGTCACACGGCTTGCGCTTTATAATTCAAACACATATAACGCTGGCACTAATCGCTATGGGCTGGCAGGGCTTGGCTATAAAGATGCTGATAATTCAGATATATCAGGCGGTAAAACTGGTAATTATCCACAGTTTTTAACTGATGCTTCAACTGTGACTTTGGCAGTGGCAAGGCTTGCGGGTGAAGTTGCTGCTGATGAGGTTATTGTTTCGGCTGCCGTTCCTATTGTGACTGCTGCTCGTGATGCAACTATTGCAGCTGCTGCGGGGGCTGGCGTTACAGATGGCGACAAGGGTGATATTGTTGTTAGTTCTGCTGGCACTGCATGGGTAATTGAAAATAATGCGGTTACATCGGGTAAAATTGCAAATGGTGCGGTGACTGCTGCTAAACTACAGGCTGGTGCGACAGTCAACCTAAAAGCTGCGTCGGTTGCGGTAACTGGCACGTCAAAAACCCTTGCGCTTACAGATGAAAACACATATCAATCGTGCAGTAATGCTTCAGCACAAGCAATTACTATACCCGCAAATGCAAGTGTAGCTTTCCCACTTGATACGTGGATTACTTTTGAGCAGCATGGTGTTGGAGTAGTCACTATAACAGGCGCAACAGGCGTATCACTTAATGGAGTATCAGCTGGTAGTTTTTCAGTTAGTGAGCAATGGCAGGAAATATCTATACGTAAAATTGGCACTGATAGCTGGATTGTTAAGGGGGCTTTAGCATGAGCTTTCTCGGTGGCGTGGCTTCTTTGCCTCCAAATAATGCAGTTAGTTTATGGGATTTAGAGGAAACCACAAATAAAACATACTTAGAAGGTTACGGCACTGTTTTTGAAGCCCCTGTTGTAGGTATTCAGCAAGGCATACTGGCTTTTTGGATTAAGGTTTCTTCACTTGTAAGCAGTTCGGCAGTAGTTAATTTTTTAGATACTTATCAAAATGCTAGTGATAGCCGTGGATTTAGAGTATGGTATCAAGCAGGTAACATCAATCTAAATTGGACAGATACTAGTGGTTCTAGCCTATGCTATCTTTCTCAATCAATCGGGGGGGCATCATTCAATAATGATTTATGGCAGCATTTTGCTATATCATATACACCAATAGGGGGCGGCACTGGAAGAATGCAAATAGCTAGATTTGATGGCTATGACCAGTATTTTTTTTCAACTACATCAACCATAAATGCTGGAACTCCATTTGGAAGATATTACCTAAATATAAATAAAGGATTAGGTGGTGAGCCTACGGCAGATCCTGCTTTGGTAGAGTTTGCCGATATTTATCATGACATCAATCCATTTGACTTATCAGAATTAACTAATAGACGCAAGTTTATTACCGCAGATAATAAAAAGGTGAATCTAGGGTTAAGAGGGCAACGTGTTAGAGGTGATATACCTGATTTGTTTTTTAGCGGTAGTTATGGTTCATGGTTAAAAAATAAAGGTAGTCTTCTTTTGTCAAACAATAACCTTTTAACCCCTTATAATTCTGATTACTTTATCAAATCACCAACCAAACCCACTTAATCTTTTATTGCAAATAGCAAGCATTTAATTTATAATATTTTTGAGGTGAATTATGCTATACGATACAACCAAACTAACTGTAGTTGACACAAAAGATGATGTAACATACTGGAGTTATACTGGTGAGGTTAGCGTATCAAAAATACTTGAAGACGGCTTTGTAAGTGATGCAAAAGAGCGGGGGATTAAACTTGATGATGTTGTTATAATCGGTGGCGTTGCAACCAACGTGCAGGATTTCACAGGCAATGGCGCAGTATTAAGGTTTTAGAATGTATAATCCAAATGCGCTCACTATTATTGACGTAAAAGATGATTTAACATACTGGAGTTATTCAGAGAAAGTTGATTTATCGCAATTATTAAAAGATGATTTTATTAGCGATGCTCAAGGCAGAGGGCTTGAAATTGACGACGTTGTTACTTTTGGAAAAATAATCACAAACATTGAGGCGTTTTCTGAAAGTGGGGGCGCAATATTAAAAGTAAAATCAAGCACTAATGGAGGTGCGCAATATATGGCAAGTTTTAAGTCTACTGTTGAAGTATCAGCGGAAAATTATACTATTATCAGCTCTAATAAAAACAAGTTAATTAATGTAACGTCAACACGAGTGCAAACAGTGACAATTCCTAATGGGTTACCTTTGCGTGACGGAGACGTTATAGGAGTTGCGTATAGTAATCGCTTATGTGAGATTGTTGCGGGTGCTGGCGTTACCATTAACACAGTAATTGATGGCGTGGCAATAAGTCAAGTAGGCGCAAGGCGGTTTTACCCTATTGATGGTGGCGTTGCTTTAATTATCTCAAAAGGCAATAATGTATATCAACTTGAGCAAGTTAGACGCAAGCCTGATAGCGCACGTGAAGCTGCTGATATGGCTCTTGTTATTGATGGTGCGGAAGTAAATAACTGGACTGAAACTGCTGCTGGTAATGGTATTGTTGCTTCTTATCGTGATAGGGAAGCAAGTAATAATGCTAATTTGCAACCAGTGCTTTCACGCTCTGCAAGTGGGACTGATATTGAATGGAATAGAACTAACGGAACTTTTACATTCAAAGCAGGGCGAACTTTAGTTGCGTCTGGTGCAACATTAGCTATGTTGCAAAAAGCCGTATCAGCGGGACAAGATTATACTGTTATAACCATGGGCGAACATAATATAGAAGCGGACGCAACTAACGGGGCTGCAATATGTCATTCGCATCTTGCTACTGATAATAGATTTATCATGCGCCAACAATCGCAACAAATTAGAGTTGGTAATTTTAATGGCACTGCTTACGCTAACCTTGCAGTATTTAATCTACCTGCTTATAATGCAACGCATAATTTGCGCAGATGCTTAATTGCTTATACTAATATTGCGCCTAATTCCTCAAGCAGAGAATTACGCTTTAATGGTGGCGTGGTGACTGCTACTGGCACAAATCCAGCTGCACCTTCAACCACCACTGGTTTTGCGATTGGTGGTGAAACAAATGGCACACGTTTATTCACTGGCACAATGTCATTTTTTGGAATATCCAAATACGCCCTTAATGAAGCGGAGATTATTGCGGTAAATGCTGCGATTGCGGACATTGAATATGTGTTCGGCGTCGGACAATCTAACGAGGCAAATAAACATTCAACTGTGTCACCATATTTCAGAGATGGTGCAAGGGGCTTGATGGATTATCGCAATGCGCAGAATAGGCGCAATGTTACTCATTATGTTAATACTGCGGTAAGTGGTTCTTCATTATCACGTCAAGCTAATGATGCGTTAGGATATGTTGCAAATAATTCTTGGGTTGATGACCGCACCGCAACGCTCGTTAATGATGTATTATTAACCAACGCAATTAGCACCATCACAACCATTTGGGGACTTAGCAAATATGAGAAGTTTAGCGTAAGTATTGGTAATTTAGAAAATGAATTATTCTGGTATGCTGCAACCCTTGATGCGGGCTTGCGAGCTAAAATCAAAGCTGCATATAGTTATTTGCTAGATAGATTGCAAGCTGAATTTCCAAATGCGATATTTTACACCAGTGAAATTACAAGGCGTAATAATAACACGGGCTTATCATTCCAATTTATCCGTGAAACGCTTTATGAAATACGGGCTGATAATGCAAATCGCTTAAACTTTGGAGCTGATTTTTTTTTAGATAGACTACTCACCAAAGACCCAACTCATTATTCGCCAGATGCTTATTTTAATCAAATGCAACGCATGGGCGCAAGAATGTTTGATAATAGCTTACCCCTAACCATTGGCACGCCAGTGCTGACGGGTAATTCGCTATTTTTGCCAATAATTGACCCGCAAGGTATTGGCTTTACTGCAACCGCTCCTAATATGCGTATTGCTAGTAATTTGCTTGCTGATGCGCAGGATTTTAATAATTGGACGCAAGGCACGGCTAGTTCCACAACCACCACGGCAAATACACGCACAGATGTTCAGGGGACAACTCTAGCTGATACGATTGCTAAAACTGTGGCAGCTGCAACTGGTTTAGCTGGTGGAATAAGTAAAACATTTACAGGCACGGCTGCTGATTATAATTTTAGTGTGTTTGTTGAAGCTGGTAGCGTCACAAACGTAACTATGGGATTATCGGCAGATAATGGCGTGACATGGCGGGGCAGGGTTGAGTTTAGCTTAACTGGTAATGGCACATTTGTTGATAGGGGTTCAACTAATTTGGTTGGAACTCCCGTAATTGAGAAATTGCCCCTTGCTTCAGATGGCACGCAAGTTTGGCGAATATCTTTTGCAGCAACATTAACGGCTGCAACTTACGCTGCCTTTATTTATCCTGATGTAGCGGGTGGCACCACGGCTGGTAGCATATTTGCTTTTGGTGCGCAAGTATCTTTAGGGGCTGATTTAAGAGATTATGCACCGCAAGGCGCAAGTAGTGCTAAACAATTTATTCGGGTTTTTGATGATGGTTTGGAAGTTTTAATCACCAACACAACTCTCAGTCCGCTTGGGATAACTTTAACCTTAGCAAGCACCCCTGCAAGCGGTAGCATAATGGACGTTGACGCACCATTTGGCTCATTCCAAGATACCCAACGACATACTATTCCTGTAAGCCTTGCCTCTGGATTAAATCTGCAACCAACCGCAATAACTTTTGTTGCACCATGATTTTTAGGAGTATATTTTATGACAGAATTAAACATTTATTACGTTAGAGATGAATTAGCAAGAATTGCCTTGCCTGATGATTTTGGATTGTTTTATATACAACCAACACAAGGGCAGATTGAAGCTGGGCAGGTTGCGCCTATCTTTACTGATGTGTTAATCACTAGTGATGGGGTAAAAATTAGTCAGTTATTGGTTATTGCTAAAAATGAAACTATTGCACGTTCTTTATTCAATGATAAATATGTGAATAAAGTTGAAGGATTAGCATTAAGTGAGCAACAATTTAATGGTAAAGTATTTATTGGATTGCATCAATGATAGCTTTTATAATATACTTCATTGCTGCTATTGCTATTGGAAGCGTTGCGGGGCGCAAGCTAAAGAAAACGTTTGCGCCTGATGTGTATAAAGCAAATTGGTATGGTTATTTAGTTAATCAATTAGGACATTCAGGGCTAGGCGTTAGGTTATTGGTTGGATTGCTTTTAATCAACACTGCTTTGTTTGGTGAGTTTTTAATTAAATGGCAAGCGTTTGTTATATTATTAGCTGGTTATGGTGCGTTTGAAATACATCAAAATGGCAGTAAATGGGATATGTTTGAAGATACATTATTTGTTGTTGTTTATGGTGCAGGTAATTGCCTTTTTGTTTTTGATTGGATTATAGGTAGTAAAGCATGTGGCGATACTAGTTATTTAATGATACTATATACAGTAGAGGCTATACATTTATTAATTGGTATAGTAATGAGAATTGGTTATGGCAGGAAATCAAATAACTAGTGGCATGATTACCAATGTCATAACTATATTAGTTATAATAGGTGGAGGGGTCATTGGATTTACTAATTTGCAAAATAAAACCGCTGAAATAGAAAAAGACGTAGAAAATAAAGCATCTATCCAGTCATTAAATGAAGTTAAAAGAGAATTCAAAAGAGAGCAAGAAAGTGTAAGGGCTAGATTGGATATAGCAGAGCAGTCACGAAATGAAATAAAACAATTAAATGAAACAATGATTAAATTTATGAGTAGAGTTGATACAATTTTAGAATTAAAAGGTTTATCAAAAAGGGAAAATAATTAAATATGGGCGAATTAGCAATTATATGTTTTATGGTTATTATTTGGTGCGTTGCTTGTGGTTTTAGCTGGTTAATAGAAAATATAGCACAGTTTATTGTTGATAAAATAAAAGAGGGGCGGTTATGAAAACTTCAGAATATGGCAAATTATCCATTAGAAAAGATGAAGATTTTAGAAGTGTTGCTTATCAAATTAAACAAGGGCAGTTTATAGATAAATGGACTTATGGTTATGGCAGCACTACCAAGTTTGATGGTTCACCAGTGCAAAAAGGTGATACAATTACTGTAGAAGATGCAATTATATTATTTGAGCGTGATATTGCTAGGTTTGAATTAGCAGTTAATCGTTTGGCGCAAGTGGAATTAACGCAAAACCAATTTGATGCACTGGTTAGTTTTGTTTATAACCTTGGTGCTGGTGCATTAGAAAAATCAACTTTACTTAAAAAATTAAATGATAAAAATTATAATGGTGCTGCAAAAGAGTTCACTAAATGGAATAAGGTTACGGACGCTAAAGGTAAAAAGGTTGCATTGGCAGGATTAACTGCAAGGCGAGAAAGAGAAAAAGCATTATTTTTACGAAAAGTTCAAGTGGTTCAAGATTTTGTAATGCAAAATCAAATATTGCAACCAGACCCAAATAATATTCCAATACCAAATCATACGTTGCCAGTGCCAACCGCACAACAAGAATTAGGCGAGCCGTTGCCTCCATCTCAAGTTAATCAGGGGGCAGTTGCTGGTGCGGGCGTAATTGCAACGGGCAGCATAGCAACTATTATAACCGACCCGCAAATCATCACGCCCGCATTATCTTTTTTGCAAAACGTTGATTATCGTGTAGGATTAGCAGTATGTGCAATAATTGCACTAACTGGTTTAGGTTATTGGTTGTGGAGGAGGAAATAATGAATGCAAGCACGTTAGAATTAATTCTAAAAGTATGTGAATTAGCGGATAAACTGCCCGAAGAATTAAGAAAACAATTTTATAAAGATAAAATTACTCCTATATTGGATATTATAATAACTGATACTTTAGCAGATATGAACAGGGGGCGGAGATGATTTGGTTTTTTTTAGCTTTATTAGTTCCGTTATCTTTAGCGGCAACTGCATTGTTTGCATTGATGCTTAAGCAAATAGGGGGCTGAGATGATTAATCTATTCAACCTCAAAAACGAAATACTAGGCTGGATTGCAGCATTAAGCGCAATCATGCTTACGATATTCACCGCCTTTATGCGTGGTAAATCGCAAGGCAAGCAACAAGCGGAGGCAAAGCAGAATGAAGAAATTATTGATAATGTTGCAAAAAAGCAACAAGTGCAAAATGACGTTGCTGCTATGTCTGATGATGCTAAGCGTAACGAGTTGTTCAACGACTGGACAAGCAAATGATTATTGCCTTATTGCTACGCCTATATATGTTGAAACGAGCGACAAAGCGTGCATCAGTAACAAACTGGTGGAAGGGCTGCTAATTCACAATAAAACTTGGAAGCGGCTTTGTAATGACAAATGAAATCCCAACAATTCAAGAAGTGATAATAGATATGCTTAAGCAAGGCATAGAAAAAATAGATAAGGCTCGTGCAAAATTACGAGAAGATTTTCCTGAATTGTTTATCCATAAGCAACATACTATAAAAGATATAGTTATAGCACAATTTAAGAAAAATAATTTGTGAATAGGTTACAATTTGTAACCGACTGATTATCGGGTCGCCAATGGTGGCAAAGCGATAAATGGTCAGAGTGGTAGGATTTGAACCTACAACGCTAGTTTCCAAAGCCAGAAGATTAACCAGATTTTCCCACACTCTGAAAAACCCCCGCAATCATCAGTAACGAAAGCGGGGAAGTAATACTTGACGCTAACCGACCGAGAAAACTCAATCCTTAATTCCGAACGCAACCGCATTCCAAAGTTAGCGTAATTGCCTGATTAAGCATATCAGCCCCAATTTCAAACTGAAGCATTTGATTAACCCTGCAACGTGAGACAGGATATAGGCACGTCAGCAACCGTGTAATCCTATAGAGCCTATTAGCGATTGCGTTCCTAGTTTATATAAATATAAAACTTGAACTCTATACAAAGCCGTTTCAGTTCGCAATCTTTTTCAAGTGTATTATAAACCATTTTGCGGGCGTGCGCAAGATGTTTTTTTACCTACCATTAAAATTAGTGCTTATTATATTACCTATTATTTCTTTCTCACGCTCTAAATCATCTATTCTTTTATTCAAATAAAACACAGCTTTTTTCAAATCTTCTATTTCTGTTGTGCTATCCTTTAATCCTGCACGCCATATATATTTGAACACATTACCAATGCAGAAACAATGATGCTTGGCAATATCTACGCACTCAATTCCTGATGGGTGAGATGTGTAATGCGGTGGGTGGTTTATGTTATCCTGCATGGTTAAATAACCCTATAATTGTGAATATTACTTTTTCAAGTGTATTATAAACCATTTTGCGGGCGTGCGCAAGATGTTTTTTTACCTACCATTAAAAAATGCTCCTTCATTGCCTCAATCGCTAATTCTGCGGTGGGTGCATAGGTTTTATTTATATCACCAGCCACGTTGTTGCTTGCGGTGAACTCGCCTTTCTTAATTTCGCTTACTGTGATTAATGTGTTATTGTGTGGTATTAGCATGTTAAAAATCCTCGTCTGTTTGATTGCAATTAAATACAAATAAACCTTGTTCACGCCACATGCGAACTAAACGCAATCTATCTTCAAAAACCGCTAAAACATTATAGTGTAGCTTAATATAATTATTGTATATTTCTAGTTTAATATTTGTGTCATCACGCTTATCATTAGCAGGGCGCATAAATAATTTAGTGCAATTCAACCTATGTTTGTTTAGCCATTGTTGTGTGACTTCTCTATATTCTTCACGCCTGCCAGTCACAATCAATATTTCATAAGAAGTATGGTCAAATAATTTACGCAATATCTCAGCCGTTGGCAACGCATCATCGTTTATTTGGTCTGCAAAAAATGCGTCCCAGTTCTTTGGTGATTTTTCAACATGGTGACGGCGACGTGCAGTATCTGATAACGTGCCGTCAATATCAAATATAAAAGCATTGTTTTTCATTGTTATTATTCCTCTCTCGGTTCGTGATATTCGCCGTTAAAGGCTGATTTAGCAATATGCACAGGACATATATATTTATGCTCATTGTCATCTAATCCGCAATATATGCAAGTTTTACTGCCTTCGTTGGCTCCTATAATTGCTTTTAATCCAAATTCGTATGCGTTGGAGTTTTGCTTCCAGCCTTGTAAAATATTATAAACTGGGCGGGTGATGTCGTCTTGGATTGCTAGGATTGCTGCTTTAATTTTCTTTTTATGGCTTGTGTCAAGTCCTCGTGCTGCATTATATCCTCTACATGCTTTTTCAATAATTTCATCGGTTATCAGTTCTGGGGTGGTCATAGTTCCTTTCTTGTTAATTATTCAAAGCACTTAGCAATAAAATATTGCAGCTCACCACAATCTAAATGGTATTTGCCAAACACATCATCTGGTTCACCCAAATGTTCTATGATAAGTGCGTCTATGGTTTCGTAATCTGGGTTTGTCATTTTGATTTCTCCTCTTTTAAGTCACCATCAACATCGCAATGTAATGGTGGATAGCCATGTTTATAAAGCGTAATTGCTCTGAATGGTAAATGTAAAATTTTTAATATAAAATTAGCAATTAGTATTGCTAAAAAAAATGTAAGAATAGGGTGATTGCCCATAAAATCTAATGTTAAAATCACACGCCCTCCTTATCCCAAACTGGGAATGGTATGTTGTTGCGTTCATTAATCACCCAATTATCTATATGTGGGTCATCAAATCCACTATGTCGCACAATTAATTTACGATTTAAGTCATATTCAATAATTCCGACTTTATTAAAAGCAATAGTTTTGCCAATTTGCTTAACTACATCAAACTCTTGCTTATTCATCAACGCCACATTGTGCGGGGTCTTGTGGAAACGATAATTATTACCTACATTTTCACGTCCATATAAGCCTTCCGCCCAACCTGTCATCATTCCAGTCCATGCTTGCGGTTTTTCAAACCCCTGCTCAATCGCTGCTGCTGCACAAACCAACAATGTTGTGTAAAAATATTCAGTCATTGTTTCTCTCGTCTATTATGGTTATTATATTATTTTCTCTAATCACTGCACGGCAACCATTACCTATAGGGTATCTACCATCTGGCAAATTATTGCCTAATTTACTTAAAACTAAATTAACTTCCTCATTAATAGGTAATTTATATTTACGTTCAAGCAAACGAACAACAGCATGGTCGCTGAAACATAAAGTTTTTTTTGTTTGCGCTTGCATTTTTTCAATTTCTAATTTTAATTTAGATTGTTGTCTTTGGGCTTCCATAATGACTTTTTGATTTTCATCATATATTTTTTGCTTAAAAGCTAACCTAGAAGCAATATTAATAAAATCATCAACCATCATTTTATCTCCTCCCATTCGGCGTTGAATTGTTTTAAGTTAGTTAAAAGCCTATCAAGATAAACCTCAATCACCTCCGCATCGGCTTCAAGGACTGCTTTTGAATATTTCAGGCAGTCATCAAAATCAATATTATACAAAGCGTTTATTCTCATTGCGCCTTTCAATATACTTTTATCCGTAGATTTTCTGCGGTATTTTTTAGGTGGTTGTGTCATAAATCAATCCTTCAATGCGATTTCAATTCGGTTGCCTTGCTCGTCTAGGGCGTGGGTGATTGTTATTCTCTTAATTAAATCTGTAGCTTCCACCATTGAATTATAATGAAGCATATCCCGATTAACTAACCAAGCACAATTCATGGGTTTTTCTTCATCGTTATCAGTCCACCATACCATTAAACCATGCGCTGCGTATAAATGAAGCAACTTCGCATCATCAGCCGTTGGCTTACTTGGAAAAGGTGGGAGTGCGGTTGCAATGTGTAGTAACCCATAACAATCTTCAAGGAATAATTCCCAAGTGTGCTGAAACTTTTTCCATTTTTCGCAACTATTTTTCTTTGTGTTGCAAGTATCAAAATGCCAAACAATCGTATGCTTAACGCCTTCAATTTCCTCTATAGCAACTAACATACAACCCCCGCTATTTCTTGGGCTTGTTGAAGTGCGTTAACAGCAATCATATAATCATGCAAATAATCATGTTTGTTTGGGTCTGCATAATTTTCTAAAGCATCAACCAACATTTCAATCACCTTAGCCATTGTTTCTAGTTTAGCTTCCGTTGCTTCCGTTCCAGCGTGGTTAATTTTCGTGCTGGCGATTAGTTTTTCTATGTTGTTCATAATTTATGCCTTTGCAAAGTTTTATCAAATCTTAATAATTCTTGGTATAATTTTTTGGGTATTTCTTGCCAGTTATGCCCATCATAATTTTCAATGCTCCAATAATATTTTTCATCTTCCATCTTTACAGTAAGCCCACCGTAATAATTACCTATTGTGCCAATTTGTTTTTCAATGTTAGTCATTTGTTGCCTCCAGTGCTTTAGTTGCGCCATAAATTATAGTCATTAAATCATCTCGCAACCTCGCTATCTCAGCGTCTTTTGCTGCTATGCGTTCATCGTTTAGTTGCTGGCAGGATTGCCAAAATCCCATACTTTTTTAGTTTTAACTACTGCGTATTCGCCGTTTGCTTCTTTCTTAAAGTTAAGCTCTCGTTGCCCATAACTCCAATCATGCCTAGGATAATTTTGTTCAAACTCTGACCTTGCCTCATTTTGATTTTTCATTTTACTTGCTCCTGCTTAATTGTGCATGTTGTGCCTGTGTGCCATTTATTAGCGTCATAATGAAACTCACAATCTAAAACATTTTGCTGTTGCTGCGAAGGATTATTTAAGTAAATAATCATCATAAAGCAGGCAATAAGCATTACTATTATTATAGCTGGCATTATCTCATTTTTCATATTATCCTCTCTCATGTGTATGTGTTATTTTCGGTTGCTTTATTATTTCACCAATGTGTGAATTATCAACCACATGGTTGGTTGGTTTCTCATGCGCTTTAATTGCTATGGCAGCAACTACCACTGCAACCAATGTAGCGCATGTTATAGATTTATACCCAATCATCTTCATCTCGCGCTTGGTAAAATTTACATACTAAAGTTATTGTAAAAACAGATAACAAAATCCCTATAAGTATTCCCGCAATAAATGTAATCATATCACCACCATGTTCTTGATGAATGACATAAATACAAAAAAGCAATAAATGCGCTAATCCTAAAATCCTGCCAATCAACACTACTCCAAGCTGGTAATTCCAATTTAATAAAAGCACCACCCGCAAATATTGCAAACATGACAACGACACTTGAAATTAACCAAAGCCCTAAAAGTGCAATTATATTCACTGCTATTTTACGCATCACTCACTCCCTAATTCTGCCGTTAAATATTCCTCAAAAACAACCCGCATTTCTAGCAACTGCTTATCTAGCAATTCGCAAAATCCAAGTGTTACATTTGCGCTGTCAATAGCGTTTTCGCATTCGTTAATCATTTTTTACCAGCTCCCAATTTTGATTAAAAACATCTTGGTGACAAAAATATGTTCGGTTATCTGAACCATCAATCTTAAATACATGTCCATTATAAAAAACCACAGAGATTTCATCTGCATCAAACTCAAGAACTTTATCCATTCCATGAATTAAGATATCTTTTATTGTTTCATAATTAAAAGATTTGTTTATAATGCTATCTATGTGAGAAAGCAAAACTCCGCTTAAAAGAGCCGATTTACCTTCTAGTGTTTTGCGTTTATAGTTTTTTATTTCACTCTCTTTCATACAGCCACCCCCATCAAATCAGTCCAGCCGTTATTATGATAAAAACTTTCCGCAACGTAATATTCGTGCGTATTTTCTTGATTGCAGCCTAAAGCCTCAAGCATTGGATATTGTATGCATTCAGAAATATGCTCTGCTAATTCTCCCCTGTAACGCTCATCTTCTGCGTGGTCAATGCCACGTTGTTTTAATAAAGCTATTCCTTGTTTGAAAAACTCAACGCAAGTGTCGTTAAGGTTGTCTAATTCCGTATATAACGGGTCATATTGGTAATCCATGTTATTCTCCATAAATATCTGGTTTAGGTAATCCATAATAACTAACCACATCATCACCTGCAATTAGCCTGTTAGTGTGGTTAATTTCTGGCAATACCAGCGTAAAAATAAACACTGCCATTAAAAACACCACTGCTGCAAATTGATTATAAAAACTATCCATCTCAATTCTCAAACGGGGCGTTACCCCGAATGCTCCTGTTGGTTAAACCAGCCGTTGCTGATAAGGTGATAATATGTGCAATTAATATTAATGTCAATGGTTATTTTGTATTGACTTAATATTTTTTTACTATATAATAGATACATACAACAAAGGGGATTAAATTGAATAAAAAAGTGCATATTATATTAACAGAAGAGGCTTACGAGCTACTTGGTAAAATCCAAGAAATGATAAAGCAAAAAGAAATGGTGCAATACTGCACACAGTCACAAGCAATAACCAAGGTTTTAGTTGCGTATTATGAGGTGGATAATGATAAAAGCATTTAACAATTTAACCAACGGACAATGGAAATGGGCAATTTATAGCAGTAATGGAAAATTAATTTGCGAAAGTGCTGAGCAATTTGTTTCTCACAATGATGCGCAACAAAGTTTGCAAGATTTTTTGTATGAAATTATCCCGTTATTAAAAATAGAGGTGAAGTGATGGATAGGCAGGAAGCGATTGAAATATTAACGGAATATAAGAAGTGGGAGTTGGATTGTAATCATTGTAAATCTGATTTACATACTGCTATTTATTATTCATCAGCTTTAGTAGCTAAAGCCATAGATACATTAACTGCGCCCATACCCATCACCGATGAGATTGTTTTTGCATTAAGTGCAGAATATCAAAATCAACTTCGTAATAATATCCATAGTTTTGACGCTATGAAAGCAGCACTAACCGCAGCACTGGGAGGCGACAATGCAACTAACTGATATACAAAAAACCATTGTTCGCAAGCATATTGAATATGCTGGAATGAAAGAAGATGCAAGGCGTAATCGCATTGCTATTGAGATGCAAGAAGCCAAGCATAGAATTGATACAATAATTAAAAACGCTAAAAATACTGGGCTTTACGCAGAGCAAATTGCGCTTATGAAACAAGAAAGCAAATCTTATAAGCGGAGATAACAGAATGATAGATTGCGCACATTACGAACACGAAGATGTAGATTTTCAAATAACTCAGGAGATGCGGGAACGTGCAAAGCCTGATATAGAGTTTTTGAAAAATTGCGGATTACCTCATACAATAGAAGGTGCTTGGGTATTGCAAGATTTATTTGATTACTTAACTTGCATCAAAAATCTATGTGACAAAATGAAATTATCTTTTGATTTATACTACAAGGATTGTTACTGGGAAGCACGTGCTTATAATCCCAAGGTTGGTAAGGGAATAACATTTCCCGTTGAAACTGGAATGAATAAAGCCCCTTTATTTAGCAAAGCAATTAGAGAATTAGCAATCGCAATAAATGAAGCGTGGGTAAAATAAACAGAATACCACCAGTTTTATGTCATTTTTCTGGTGGTTGCGTGCGACGGCGGTGGGTGACTGACCACCGCTGGCGCATTTAACTTTAACAATATGGGTGATTATAAGTGTATTTGCGGTTGTTAAATTACGATATATTGATAATATAAGCGGTTATGAGCATTGGGCGGTTTATGAACCTAAAAAGCATAGAATTGATTGCGTTAGTTATGAAGCCGCTATTGAATTATGCAAACAAATTAATTTAGAAATTGAGAAAACGTTAGATATTGGGGGATATAAACCATGATTGAAAAAAAAGAAAAAGAAGCCATACGAGTTTGGAAGCAACGAAAAGAAGTTTTTAGATTGCGTGCTGAACGTTACACTGTTAGGCAAATATCAGAAAAAACAGGCGTATCCACTGGAAGTATTGACGGCTATTTTGCCAATCGTAAAAATATAACAAAATCATTTGCAGAAGTTGAATTGTTCCAAAGTGACCTTAATAATCAAAACTTAGGCGTTGGGTTGCAGCGTTTAGAAAACATTCAAAACAATCAATTAAAATCTATTGTCTTTGATTATGTTAAAGGCGTATCTGTTAAGGATATTATTGCAAAACATAATATCACTAAAATAACCAGTGAATATGTATTAGCAATAATGGTTGATGACGAAATAAGCACGGCTCGTAAAAGAGTTGTGGCTAAAGTGCATTATGACCGTGCTAGTCCTGATATTAAGGTTAATACGTCAACCCAAAAAGAAAAATATCGTGCTGCAAAAGTTGATAAATGGGATTTTGGCAATGAACAATTTATAGCAAATGATGGTGCTATTCCTGAATTAAGGCGGTGGTAACTATGGTTGCGCTGCTAATATGTGTGCGGAGAGGTGATTTATATTAGCGTTTTTTGTGTCATGCGCTCTATTGTTGCTGGTTGCTCTGACTTAGTGTGCGTCCACCATGTTTTATTTCTATTGGCTGCGCACATAAAGCGATAAGCGGCATTTCCAGCGTGACGAGTGATTAAACTGCTATGCTCCCGCCAATTTACCTGTTCAATAAATTTTAATGAATGATACATTTCCATTGCAGCATTATGTTCATATTTTAATCTTTGCTCCAATTCTGCTATTTTATTTTGCAAATCATGTGGCATTACGCAATCGCCGATTGTGACTTTTTTCTTATGTGTCATATTACACCCGCGTCAACAAATAACCAGCTATAAAATAGCAGGATAATTCAAGTAAATAAGCCCAGTTACCATGATAAATATGATTACCAATTATCATTATTGGCAACAAAAGAAGTAGCGACAAAATTATTTTAATTAATATTTTAATCATTCGCTTCTAAACCTTTCAACCCTATCTTTTCCGCACGTTTGGCATAAAAACACAATACGGGTATGTAGTGGATTATTTAATATCCTACTGCCACATTGTTTTTTATCTGCTACAATCCAGTTGCAGTTTTTATCGCATTTTTCGTTTTTGTTTGTCATTCGCTCGCCTTATCTATCACGTTATATCTAAAAGCAACTTCGCTGCCGTCCATAGCGTTTAATTCATCATAAGTGAATAAGCAAGGGTCTGACTTGCCATAAGGATTAAGCTCAAGCAATCCTTTACCATAAACAATATCCATCACTATATCCTGCATTGGTAAATGTGGTAAATATTGGCTTGCGAATGAAATAATGTTATCTTTATTTGGCGTAAAATCCTTAAAGCCAATATTATAAAAATATTGCGATATAGCAATTAATTTACCGCCCCGAACATAGCAACGCCATTCATTTTGCGGTGGAATATAAACCCATGGCAAGATATGTAATTGTAATTGTGTGCCATTTTGCATTGCTTTGTCTAAATCATCAAATATACGCATAGAACAACCGCCTAACATATCTTGTATATCTTCAATACGCTTCATTGGATATATTTCACCAAGCGAATTTGAAAAATAATCTTTTGGGGAGCGAGTTGATAATTTTGCAAAAAACCAACCAGAATAAAATCCTGTTAATTTTTGTCGTATTTGATTACAAATATCTTCAGGTAACTCAATTCCATCACCTTTAATCCATGGTTCAATTTCAAGTGGTATGCTTAAAATTGGCTTTGCAACCAACGCATTATATAGTTCTTTTGGCATATTTTCTATTGCACATTTCATTACATCTTTCATGTTTTTTCCTTTAATATTATATCTAAATCATTAAAATTATTAGGCGTGAGTAAAATATAAACCCCGCCCGCATTAATCCAATCTTGCGCAAACGCTTTTTGTTCTGGTGATTGCCTGCCTAATTTACCAGCTTTATTATACCCTTTAACCTCAATCGCATAAGCAACACCATTATGCAAAGCCAATATATCGCTACTGCCTTTCAAGCCAAATGATATATAACCCCCGCTTGCAGTTCTGGTGCTTCCAGTGTTGTTACGCCATGCAAAAACGCCATGCAGTTTTAACCACTGCATAGCTGCTTTTTGCAATGACGCTTCGGTGATGTTATTCACCATCAAATACCCTCCTCTGTTTCAAGCATATCTTGAGTTTCTTGGCATCGTGCGCTGTTCTTTTTGCGCTTTTCATTATAGTTCTCACCATTGACACGATAAGGCATAAGCACAATTTTTGTTTTTACGCCTTCTTCATCAACTGGTTCAACTGTAACGTTTCCGCCTTCTGAAAACGTCCATTTCATTGGTTGCTTATTGGATTTCAAAACCTTTGCTGCTGCTAAAAATTGCTTGTCATTCATACCAACCACAATATCATCATCACTAGCCTTTGGAATAGCACGGCGATAATCAGGATAAGTTCCATCAAGGCATCTGCCTTCAACTTTATGACCGAAACAATCTAGCGCAAATGTTTCATTGTCAAAAATAAAATTAAGTCCGTCAAGTTCATCAATACTTTCTTGGATTGCTTTAATGCAAACATCAACAATATTGGTTGGTATAATGGCGTTTTGTGAAACTTTTGCGCCAAGCGATTGAATTGGCTTTAACGTGCTGGTGCATAATTTATGACCATCTGTTGCGGTTAAAATCAATTCGTCCGCATTTTTATCATATTCAACATATACGCCGCAAAGATAATATCGGGTTTCTTCTGTGCTTACAAAAAGGCGTAAGTTTTTCAAAGCGAATAGCATTTGCTGCTTATCCATGGTTAATGTTATTTTTGATTGTTCTTCTTCCATATTCTTTACTCCTCTGTTGCAGGCAGGGCTTTCGCCCCGCCGTTGGTTAAATTATTTCAAAATGGGATTTCTACTGATAACCTTTGTATTTGCTTTTCATTTATTTGCAATAATGTTTCTTTGCAAAATTGCCTTGTTGCCACTTCCAAGGCTGCTTCAAGCGCATTTTTCATGCGTTGCTCATTAACGCTTAAATAAATATTTTCTTTCTCAAAAGCTCCATATTCATAAGCATTTCTTGCAACTCGCAAAATCTCAGGGGTTATCAAAAAAGAAAAATCCATTATATATCTCCTTTATTCAATTCATTTTCATTCACTTCATCAATACGCCATATCATACCAGTTTCACGCTCCCGAATGATATAACCGCCTTCCTCGTTTTTAGTTTCGGCATACCATTCCGCATCTTTTTTAATAACAAAAGATGCAATAAATGGCATTATGTCCTGCCCTTGCTTGTTTTTGTATGTGCGATACAAACTGAACATGATTAAGCCATTCCTGCCAATGATGCAAAACTCATAATTAATGGCAATATCCAAGCAAATGGAATGTCATCATCAAGCTGTGGCGATTGATGCGCTGGGTCGGCTTTTTTATTTGCGTAACCGCTTGCTTTTTCTTGTGTGTTTGTTTTATTGCCATCATCTCCCTTGCCATCAAGCATGGTTATATTACCGCCAAAACTTTGAAGCACAACTTCCGTAATGTATTTTTCCCCCCCGTCTTTATCAGTCCATTTGCGGGTTTTACTTGCCCCCTCAATATATAAGTGACTTCCTTTCTTAATATATTGCTTAATGACTTTAACAAGTCCTTCATTATAAACAACTATTTTGTGCCAATCAGTAATCGTTTTGCGCTCTCCCGAACTTTTATCTTTCCAACTTTCACTGGTTGCAAGAGAAAAATTAGCTATTTCACGCCCATCTTGCGTTGCTTTAATATCTGGGTCATTACCAACACGCCCAATTAAAATAATTTTATTAACCATTTAATCCCCCTGTTTTTAATTCGTTTTCTTTAGCTTGCAATCTAGCATCAACTTCAACCAATAATTCTGATTGAGCATCTTTCAAAAGTTTGTAATGCGGCGAGTTCATAACCATAATAACATGATTAGGCTCTGCAATTTTATTTATGGATTTAATGCAAACATCATGCGCTTTTTGTTCCGCATCAGAAACTGGGGCTTTAACATTGGCTTTGTCTTTATCATACAAAGCCAACCCTAAAGGATAACCAAAAGTCATTAAAGCACGTTTTCCCGCATCGCTTTCCGCTTCTTTTGCGGCCCCTTCATGCGCATCTGCTTCCATCTTAGCAATTCCACTACCAAACCCAACGCCTTCACGAATAACACCATCAACAGTAACTTTAACTTTTGAAATATATCCAATAATATGATTGCCGTTTTGATTTTTTTCTTTTGAAACACACTCAAGCAAAATCGTTTCTCTACTCCAGCCTAAATTGCCAAATATTCTATTGGCTTCCGCAATAACAAACCAACTCTCCAAATAAGACAAATCAGCACCGCCTTTACTCCTGCTTTTTATATTTGCAGCATCAAGCGATTTCATTAATTCTTTTTCTGCATCTTTCATAATTTTTCAATCCTTTCTAAAATGTTATTTAACGCATTTCTTGCCACAATCACATCACGAGTTTGCGAGGCGTTAAATTGAGTTTCTGGCACACGTTGCAAAGCAAGAGCATCTTTCCAAAGCTGCGTTATTGTCGCTTCAAGTATTTCATTATTCATAATTTTTACGCTCCCTTTATTTTTGCTTGCGATATTTTTATATCATGTTAAACTACAGTAGTCAACAACAAAATGAGGTAAATTACAATGAAGGAACGCTCAGTAACAACTTATGTAGATGAAAAACTACATCAACAAATTGCAGAAAACGCAGCAAGGCAAGGGCATACTATAAGCTCTTATATGAGAATGCTTCTAATGCAAACGTGCGCAAACAATCCATTACTGCAACTTGAAAATAAAGATGGGTGATTATGGATAACAACGAGAAATTACCCGCAACATGGCAACCGTTACATGAGGCTGGAAGACGTGCGCTTGATATAATTATCAAACAAATGGAAGCGCAAAAATCACAACAAACAGAAAAACAAAGAGAGAGGATTTATGGTTAAGAAAGCATACGCATTACATTATGAGGGCGATAAAGAACCTGTTGGGGTTGGTATTTATACTTTTTATATGATTGGAGAAATTTATCTTATGACCGCTAATGCTTCTCAATCAAGCCAATGTAGAATGAATTTGTTACAAGCCATCACTTTACGCAATAACTTAAATAATGCAATAAATGAAGGGCTAAAAGAAATTAATTGCCTAAATGACAACCAAATGACAACCAAATGACAACCAGCGAGCAACCATGAAATATTTACATATTAATGACTGGGAAATATGGCAGTCATTTAGAAAAGACAGAGGAAGTCCCCCGTGGATTAAGGTTCACCGCAATCTAATGAGTAATCATAAGTGGTCTGCATTGTCAGATGCACAAAAAGGGCAGCTAGTATCAATTTGGATAGCAGCAGCAGAAAATGATGGTAAAATACCCTATAATAGCAAAATAATTCAAAAAATATGTCAACTGGACAGCGAGCCTAACCTATTGTTTTTTATAGAATTAGGTTTTTTAATTGATAATAATAAGACAGATGATTATCAGGTTGGCGTCAAGTTGGCGTCAGATGGTTGTCACAATGACGCTCCAGAGGAGAGGAGAGGAGAGGATATAATATCAGAAGATATTAATATTTCCCCGAAAATTAAGAAAAACAATTACACAGATGATTTTGAAAAGTTTTGGCTTGCTTATCCTGATTATCGCAGAACTGAAAAACCAAAAGCATTTAGCGAATGGAAGTTGGCAATAAAAAAAACCGAACCTGAATTAATTATTAAAGCAGTTATTGGTTATGGTAAAACCAAACAAGTTACAGATGGATTTGCGCCTTATCCTGCTAAATGGTTGAAAAATGAAAGGTGGAATGAAGATATTAACTTGCAAACTTACCAACCATCACCACCGAAGCGCAAAGTTGCAGAGAATGAAATAATTGCATCATTGGCAAGAAGGCGTGAACTACATGGAGAAGGCACTTTGAACTTTCTTGAAAAAAAGCAACTTAGTGACTGGGAAGCAATCCATGGTAAAGCCGAATGGGAAAGAATTAACGGAATAAATTATTTGAAAGGACATGAAAATAATGAGCATAGCTGATTTTAACGAAAACGAAATAAATGGAATATTTCAAAGCTCACACATTAAGCAAGCCCCGCATAGTCTTGAAATTGAGCAAATATTGCTTGGCGCGATATTTTGCAACAATAACGCCTTGAATAAGATTGATGAACGATTGCGCCCTGAGCATTTCTATGAACCATTGCACCAAAAAATATTTAGAGCCGTGTTGCATTTTCATGACCGAGGCAATAACGCTAACCATGTCACACTGCAACCATATTTCAGACAAAATGGCGTGAATGTTGAAAACGAATATATGACAAAGCTAGCCATAGCAGCCGTCACAGTGATTAACGTTAAGGAATATTCAAGCGCATTAGTTGATTTGCACGCTAAGCGTGAGTTAATCGCAATCGCTGAAAATCTGATAAATGAAATCCATAGCGCAAAAATTGATGTGGATAGCAACCAGTTACTAGAACGCACCGAGCAAAAATTATTCAACCTTGCCGAAACTGGTTCAACCACAAAAACCTTAACGCCGTTCAAAACCATAAGCAAAGCAACGTTAGAAATGGTAGAGCGTGCGCATAAGCATAAAGGCGAAGTCGTTGGAGTATCAACCAGCTTGCAATCGCTAGATGTTTTGCTTGGTGGATTGCAGAACTCAGATTTAATCATATTGGCTGGTCGTCCATCTATGGGTAAAACTGCACTTGCAACCACAATCGCCTATAAAGCTGCAAAAAACTTCCAGCGTGAAGCTGGCGAAACAAAACCGCAATCAGTAGCTTTTTTTTCGCTTGAAATGTCATCTGAGCAATTATCAACTAGGATTTATGCAGCCGAAAGCGATTTGAACTCTTCCAGCATAATGCGTGGCAATTTGAGCGATAGCCAATTTGATAATTTGATGGCAACCAGCAAGCAAGTGGAGGATATGGCTTTGTTAATTGATGATACGGCTGCATTGAGCATATCATCATTGCGCACCAAAGCTAGAAGGTTTAAGCGCACAAACAACATAGGTTTGATTGTAATTGATTATTTGCAGCTTCTCACCACCAGTGGCAACAAAAACTTCAACCGAGTGCAAGAAGTATCTGAAATCACACAAGCGTTAAAAGCACTTGCTAAAGAGCTAAATGTTCCAGTGATTGCATTATCGCAACTTTCAAGAGCGGTGGAAGCACGAGAAGACAAGCGTCCGCAATTATCAGACTTGCGTGAAAGCGGAAGCATTGAGCAAGATGCTGACGTGGTAATGTTTGTTTATCGTGAAGAATATTATTTGGAGCGCATCAAGCCTGACCGACAAAGTCCAAAATTTGCAGCGTGGGAGGAGGAATACGATAAAGTTGTTGGTAAAGCTGAGATTATTATAGCCAAACAACGCCATGGCGCAATCGGAACTGTAAATATGGCGTTTGAGGGCGATAAAGCGAGGTTTAGGGATATGTGATGCCACCCGCTCCCATTTTGCCATAAAAACATGGTTTGCGGGCGATTAAACCCATATATAACTGGTGACAATCCGTCACCAGTTGAAGCGGTTACATTTTATAACCAGTTCACACAAAAAAAAGAGGGTAGCAACAGCACCCTCTATTACCCGATTTTATCGGGCAGTACAAAAAAAAGGAGGGTGACTTGCGTCCCCTCCTTTCGTTTTTGGTTTTATTAATAATTTTCATTAATATCTTTATTGGTAAAATCACATGCAAGCATTGCACTTAATCCAAGTTTTGCAATACTTCTGTATTTATGCCAATACGGCGTGCCATCATCATTTTTTTTACGCTCATTGTTTTCGTTAATTCTACAAAGATTTTTAGCAACAAAATCAACTAATTTATCTTCATATTGTATCATTTCATTAGTGCAAGCGTAAGGTATATTTAGCAATTCATCGTTGCGATTACGTTCTTTCATAAACTACCCCCTCCCCTTAAAATATCTCTCCGCATCATCGCCTAATATTCTCGTGTGTGCGTCAATGGCGGATTGCTCCGTGGCGAAACGTGGTAATCCGTAATTTATTAATGATAGTGAAATTGCATCAATTCTGCCATTACAATACATTCCATAATACCAATCACCCTCCACCCAATCAGCAGCGTCCCACAATGCCGTTTCATACTTCCTGCGGGTGATTTGCTCCCATATAGCACGTTCTGTTTCAGGTGGCTGGTAGCAGTTGCCTGTTTCGTGGCGGTGGTTGTCAAATCTATGATTGCTCCATGTGGCAACAATCCAAGTGCCACAACTATCAACAAATGCATATTTTCCATGATATTTAGGCTTCCAGCGTTTAGTTTTAGCAGTTAAACTTCCAGCTCCTAATTCGAATTTATTTTCCATAAATGACTTTTGACAGTTGTATGGTATATTGGAATTACAATAGTTATCGGGTTTAGCTTCCTTTGCTTTTTTTATTGCTTCTTTTATTGCTTCTACCGCTTTGGGGTTAACTGTATCCCAAAAATCAAAATCTTGGCTTTTCTTGATATCTATCTCAATTTCAACTTCTTTAATTTCTGATTTAAAAATATATGTTTCATTATTAGCAACATTATGCACAGTGATTACTTGCTTATCTTTCATTACTGGCAAATTTATTGTTAGGTTTTCACCTGTTTTTATCGTGTTCATGATTATTCCTCATCAGTGTAAATTATGGTTACATTACTTTTTCTATCAACTGGTAAATATTGCTTGCTTTTTAATTTAACCATTGCTCTTTCATATATTGCTTGCTTAAAAGTTTCGCTAAGATGATACAAAATGGAAGGCACGGATTTTTGTGGATATTTTGACAAATCATCATCTGTAAAATCTTGAAATGAAATCCCCGTATAAATCGCTAATTCAAGTTGTTTTGAGATTTCACGTTCCAGCAATTCCGCTTGCTGTTTTTCTGTTAAATCTGTGTAGTTAGGTAATGTTTTCATGTTATTTTTTTCCTTTTGTTAATAAATCTTTAAGTTGTTTAATTTGACTTTCCAAATCGCTGATTTGCTTGCGTTTAGAGCTGCCATCAACTAATTTATCCTGTTTAGTTTTAATCTCAAGCAAGGTTTTTTTAGCCCTTGCAATAGCTACGTTTATTTCTTTCTCCGTCATTTTACCCATGTTGTTTCTCCTGCTTATCTGTTTTAACTCCCACACAAAGCGGGCTTCAATTCTCCCCCCGCTCATAAGTTTTTTGGTTTTTCTATTGTTGAATATGGTTCAACACGGCTCATATTGTGCCAAACTTCAACTCCACAATGTGGACATTTTTCTTGCTGCCAAACTGGTAATTTTATATTATCTGGGATATCTAAACACAAATATTCACCACAACATGGATATTCACCAAATATCATATTCTCCCCTCCGCAATAGCTGCGTTAATTAAGGCTGCGTTGCCTGCGGTTAGTGGTTTAGTGCCTAAATACCAATGATTAACCGTTACTGGTGATTTGGCGGGCTTAAATATATTTGCAACTTCATTGATAATTAAATATTTGTGTCGCTTTGTTTCTTTATGGCGTTGTCTTAACCATGCTGCAAATGTGGCGTTGTCTGTGATTTTAGTCATCGTGTTATGCTCCTGCGTTGTTTAATACTTGCCCCGCTGCAATTTCAGCGTTGCGGGTTAATTGACGTTGCCATGCGCCATTGGTTGGCGACCATTTGAAGGCTGCTTTTTTTAATTTGGTTATTATGTCGCTTGATGGCTTGCCGTCAAAAATAAGTTGCAAGCGCATTGCTTCATAGTTCCAAACAACTTTCACATCACCAAACATTTTCTCTTTATTGGTGCGTGATTTTAATTCTGTAATAGATGTTAAACGTTCTTCAATGCGCTTTATTTTATTCAAAGAATATGGTAATTCATACCAGTTGCGTTCATTTGCTGGTAATGCTTTTAATTTAGCATGGTTTTCTTTTGCCGCATCTAATTCAGCTTGTAATTTTTCAATCACATTTGCATCATTAGATTTTACAAAATATTCAATTGAAGGTTTGTTTAAGTTTCTAATTTTTTCAATGAAATCAAACATTGCTTGAGATTTTTTGCGTTCGCTTTCATTTGCTTTTCTGTTGCGCTTAACTGGAAAGTTTGCTCCTCCTGTAATCATAGGGCTTATACAGCGTGATTTAGCTGCAAGGCTTGCTAAAAATAGTGCTTCAAACTTTGTTTGTGCTTGCTCGTTACCTTCAAACTCCGTCATAATTTCATCAAAAAAATCACATTCGCTTTGGGCCCTTTTTTCAGGTGAAAAGCTAGTGTTGCTATATGCTCTTTTAGCTGTTTCGTAATGTTTATGTGTATTCATTTTTTTCTCCATGTTAGCAGTTTATGCTGCCTTTTTTGTGTTTAAGTTTTTATGTAAAATCTTTGCCATATCATTAGTCACCTTATTTTTGAAATCCTTATCACTTCCAAACTTAGCCAAAAACTCAGCGTCTTTTTTAAGCATCAACTGAAACGCAGCATCAAAATCATGCGTAAGGTTATTTTCTATTGCCGTAACCGCAACACGGTTCATTGTCGCTTCAAAATCAGCCAATTTAATGTTATGTTTTGCTAATTTTTTTTCTAAATAATTCATTTTCTAATTTCCCTTTCAGCTTCATTGCTGCCTTAAAAACAATATAGCATGGGAAACCAAAAAAGGCAACCAGAAAAGGTAGCATTTATTATATTTCTTGTGCATAACTCTGTGGATAAAAATAATGCTTGCAAAATCATTTATATAAATCATAATAACGCAATGAGAGAAACTGCTAGCAATCGTGGCTATAATAACAGATGGCGAAAAGCACGATTGCATTTCTTGCAACAAAATCAATTATGCGTAATGTGCAAGCAAGCAGGATATACTAACGCTGCAACAGTGGTTGACCATATTAAACCACATAAAGGCGATACAACGCTATTCTGGGATGTGAGCAACTGGCAACCATTATGCGCAACACATCACAATAGCACAAAGCAACGTAGTGAAAACCAAGGATATGACATAGGTTGCGATGTTTCAGGGCTGCCTATTGATGCTAATCATCATTGGAATAAGTGACATTTATGTTACGATTTTGTTGCGATTATGTCACAGGTAGGGGGGGGTAGTCAATCTCTGGGGCTTTTTGCCTTGATACCGCTCGGGAGGTACAACTTACACAATGGCAGTGTTTTGTAATTGAAAAAAATGACAATTTTTGATAATATTTATATATGACAAATCCAACACCGAGAAAAATAAGGGAAATAATGGGCAATCCTTCTGGTAATCCAATGCCTAAAGATATTGAGCCGTTACATTCAAAAATTATTGCACCTGATTATTTAGGGGAAGAAGAAACTAATAAATTTTATTCACTTATTTCAAAAACTCATTGGGGGATAATTGCGACAAGTGCTGATATTGATTTAATTGCTGAATATTGCAAGGCTTTTTTTGCTAAAAAAGATTTTGAAAAAGAATTAGAAAAACAAGGTCATGTTTTAGTTAATGATAAGGGTAATTCTTATGCTAATCCTTTAGTTAAAATTACTAGAGACTTATCGGACTATATGTATCGCATAGCTAGAGAGTTTGGCGGAACTCCCGCTGCAAGGGCTAGAATAGGAATAGCATTAACTGAAAATGAAAAAGAAGAGAGTGATGTTTTTGCTGGGTTGCTTAATTAATGAAAGTATTGGATAGATGTCATCAATATGCGCTTGATGTTGTTTCTGGTGAAATAATTGCTGGACAAAATGTGATTAATGCTTGTGAGCGATTTTTATCAGATTTGACGGATGGAAAAGCTAAAGGGCTTTTTTATGATATTGAAAAATCTAATCGCATATTTAATTTTTTTGAAAGGATATTAACCACTGGCGGAGATAATTTTATTTTACACTCCTCGCAGTGTTTTATTCTTGGTAATTTATTTGGGTGGTATGCGCCATATTTTGAGCAACAATTTGATGTTAGGGGGCGTGCAATAAAAGACCGAGAAGGTAACGATGTTTATCAAATGGACGGATATGCAAGGCGTTTTAGACGTGCCTACATAGAAATAGGAAAAGGAAATGGCAAAACACCTTTGATGGCAGGAGTAGGGCTTTATGGGTTGTTAGCAGACAATGAACCTGAAGCTCATATTTATTTTGCTGCTGCAAAAAAAGAGCAAGCTATGATTGCTTTTTCAGATGCTAGGGAAATGGTGCGCAATAATGAAAAGTTAAATAAAATATGCAAAATAACTGGTGGCGATAATATTCCTAACATTGCTAACATTCCAAGTGGCTCTTTTATGAGAGTAATGTCATCTGAGCGCAGTAAGTCTGGTTTTAGACCGCATTTTGCGTTATGTGATGAGATACATGAACACCCAAGCCGTGAAACTATAGATATGTTAGAGTTAGGCTTTAAGGGAAGGCGTAGCCCTTTGTTGATGATGATAACAAACTCTGGTTTTGATAAAAAAAGCGCATGTTGGGAAGAGCATAATCACGCTGCTAAAGTTGCAGCTGGCGAGGTAATGGACGATAAAACGTTTAGTTTTATATGCTCTTTGGATAAAGGTGATGACCCAATAAATGATAGCAAATGTTGGATTAAAGCAAATCCATTATTAGGAGTTGTTGTTAAGGATAACGTGCTTAAAGAGGCGGTTAAACAAGCAATTCAAATTCCAGGTAAAAAAAATAATATTATGAGATTGCATTTTTGTGAATGGACAGACGCTGAAACATCTTGGATTAGTAGTGAAACATGGACTGAATGCGAACATGAATTAGATATTGATGATTTTATTAGCAAGCCGTGTTATGGTGGGCTTGATTTATCTTCTAAATTGGATTTAACGGCTTTAGCTCGTGTTTTTGAAAATGATGATGGAATGCTAAACGCTTTTGTTGATTTTTGGAAACCTAAAGATACATTGTATGATACTGAAATAAAAGACCGTGCGCCATATACAACATGGTTAAATCAAGGGTATTTACATGCGCCCGCTGGCAGTTCTATTGATTATGAAGTGGTGGCTTCCGATATAATTGCAATGGGTGATTTTGAACAAATTAATTTTGACAGATGGAGGATAGATTTTTTCAAAAAACATTTATCAGACATTGGTTATGAATTACCACTTGAGCCATTTGGGCAAGGTTTTAAGGATATGTCGCCAGCGATTGAAAAATTAGAAGAATTAATTTTTAACAAAAAAATAAAAATACACATAAATCCAGTTTTAAGGTGGAACGCCGCATCAGTAAAAATTGAAGAAGATGCTGCGGGTAATCGCAAAATGTCTAAAATAAAAAGCACAGGGCGCATTGATGGAATAATTGCGCTGCTTATGGCAATAGCTGCTTATAATGCTAATAATAAAAACATAACAGTTGAATTGAATATAAGGCAACTATAGACATATTTTTTTTATTATGTTAATGTTATGAAAAATAAGGGCTTACATTGGAACTAGCCGAAATTGAAAAAGCTGTTGCTGTAATGTGTGGTGCGCCTCCTATAGAGGCAAACGCTAATAGGATAAGCACGTCTAAGGATTTAGAGTTATGGCTTAGATTTGGCGAAGGTGAAAATGACGCTGGTGTTAATGTAAATGCTAAAACCGCTATGGAATGTCAAGCGGTATGGACTGCAGTTAATTTAATTTCTGGATTAATTGCTCAACTTCCTTTGAATGTATTGAAAGTTAATGGTGATGATAGAGAGATTGCCACTAATCACCCTTTGCAAGCGTTAATATCATCACATGGTAAACCAAACGGCTTTCAAAATAGTTTTGTTTTTCGTGAATATGCAACATCATATGTTGCGCTAAGTGGTAATGTGTTTTTTTTCAAAAACAAAATCCGTGGTGAATTGCGAGAACTATTGCCAATTCCTATTGAAAACGTGACTGTTAGGCAAGATGAGCGTTATAATGTTTTGTATGATGTTGTTTCTGCAAAAGGTAATTTGCGCACTTATAATTCAAATGATATATTCCATTTGTTTGGTAAATCTGAAAATGGATTTTCTGGCGTTAATGTGGTTCATAAAATGCGAAATCAAATTGGGTTGGCATTGGCTCAAGATAGAAGTGCTGCATTGATGTTCAAAAATGGAATGTCAACTAGTGGCGCATTTAGCACTGAGCAAAAAATAGGAGATGCGGTATTTGATAGGCTGAAAGAGCAAATACAATCTATGTATTCAGGGCTTCAAAACTTTCATAAGCCTTTGTTGCTTGAGGGTGGTTTAAGTTGGCAATCAATGAGCCAAACGGCAGAACAAGCACAGTTGCTTGATAGTCGCAAATTGCAGCGTTCAATCATTGCGGGTATTTGGAATGTTCCACCACATTTAGCGGGTGATTTAGAAAAAGCAACTTTCAGTAATATTGAAAATATGGCACGTCAATTTGTGGATTATGTGTTAATGCCATGGATTAGACGTTGGGAGGAGGCTATTTCTTGCCAATTATTAAACGATAAAGATAGACTTAATCATCAAATTAAGTTTAATGTTGATGGGTTGTTACGTGGAGATAGCAAGTCAAGAAGCGAAAGTTATGCTAAGGCACTTGGTAGTGGGGGACATGCAGCTTATATGACGGTTAATGAAGTGCGTGCGTTAGAGGATTTACCGCCTATTGAAGGGGGTAATTTATTGCCTGAGCGTGCAAATGCAAATAACAACGTAGGAGTCGTGGAAAATGATAATAATTGACGGATTAAAAGCAAATAAAGTGCGTAATTATGCAAAAAAAAGCGTGATTGATGGCGTTTTTGCGGTTAAAGATACTGAATTGCAGATTTATGATGAAATTGGCTATTTTGGCGTTACTGCAAAGGCTTTCACTAAAGAATTAAATGCTCTTGATGGCAAAGATATAACTGTTGCTATTAATTCGTTTGGTGGCGATGTTTTTGATGGAATAGCGATTTACAACGCATTAAAAGCGCATAAAGGGGCTGTTAAAGTGCGTATTGATGGTATTGCAGCAAGTATTGCTTCAATTATTGCTATGGCAGGTGATAGCGTTGAAATGGCAGACAATGCGTTTTTGATGATACATAACGCATGGACGCTTGCTTATGGTAATAAAGAGGATATGCGCACAACTGCTAATATGCTTGAGCAGATAGATGGTGCATTAAATGATACTTATCGCAAAAAAACAGGTAAGAAAAAAGATGATATTTCTGCAATGATGGACGCTGAAACGTGGTTAGATGCAAATGCAGCACTTGACGGTGGTTTTATTGATGCTATAATTGATAATAGTGTTGATATATCGGCTTGTTTTGATGTTTCAATATTTAATAATACTCCAGCCCCTATTAAGCGCAATATTGAGGCTAATTTGCGAGAAAAGGGTTATGGTAATGCGCTTGCAAAAGCTGCCGTTGTTGAAGGGTTTGATATTCTAAGGGAGCGTGACGTTCCTGAATTGCTAGCAAGTCATCGTGACGATGATGTTGGTATTTTAGTTGGTGACTTGAATAATCTAGTCGCTTTTATAAAAAATATAACATAATAGAGGGTTATTATGAGTGCTGAAGTAAATGATGCCATTAAGGCGTTAAATAAGACTTTTGCAGACTTTAAGGCTGCAAATGATGAGCGAATAAATAATGTTGCCAAAGGTTTTGACGATGTTATTAAAAAAGAAGAAGTTGACCGCATTAATAATGCGATTGACGATGCAATGGATAGATTGAAAGCAGTTGAAAATGCTGCAAATCGCCCTGCGTTAGCTGGAAGTGGTGAGCAAGAAAAAAACATCAAGCAAGATGCTCGTGAGTTTTTTGCTGGCGTTAATAAAGTTGAGGATTACAAGGTTAATGATACAGATTTAGAAACTTATCGTAATTATTCTGAGGCTTTTAATGTGTTTTTAACAAAATCAAACGCTATGGATAAGCCTGATATTCGCGCAACGCTTTCTGTTGGCTCTGATCCTGATGGTGGTTATTTTGTTCCTACTGTTATGTCAAATGATATTAAGAAACGCTTATTTGAAACCTCGCCAGTTCGTCAAGTTGCAAGTAGTATAACAATTACTACAGACAGCATTGAATATCCTATTGATGCCGAATCTGGAAGTAGTGGCGGTTGGACTGATGAAACCACTGCTCCTTCCACAACTGGAACTCCTAAAGTTGGCACTCAAAAGATTTATGTTTATGAGCAATACGCACAACCAAGAGCAACGCAACGCCTTTTAGATATGGCTACTATTAATATTGAGTCTTGGTTAAATGGCAAGATTGTTGATATTATGAGCCGCGCTGAAAACACTGCGTTTGTAACGGGTAATGGCGTAGGAAAGCCTAGAGGATTTTTGGATTATGGCACAACTTCATTAACCACAACTGATAAAGCAGGTCGTGCATGGGGTAAGTTGCAATATATCCCTTCTGGTGCTGCTGGTGGATTGCCTGATGTCAGTGGCATTACTGGGGCGGTTGATATGGATGCAATTTTTGAAATAATTGCTGCATTAAATCCCGTTTATCGTGCAGGTGCAATTTTTGC